TCTTTAATCGCGGACCCTGGATAAAGTTTCACTGATCGTGGAGCGAGGGTCTTGACTAAGATATAACTATCCTTCGGATGCTTATAATGGAACGCTATTTGGTGGGGTGAGAACCGTATCTTCTTACTACTTGTTACTTTTAACTCAATGGTAAAAAACCCACGCTTATCACCATAACCAAGTATATCTGGAATGCCAGCAGATGCCCAACTTTCTAGTCTTATAAGGGAAAATGTATTAAGTTTTTCTTTCGTTTCTAGCCAGAAGGCTGACTCTGGTTTCAAAGTAATTACTCCACTAGGATTAACATACGATATTTCTCTTTTGCACCGATAATTTGGTTCTCTACCAACTTAATTTCTTTGATATTGAACTCACGTTGCAAAGGATTTCTACCTTGTGGTATCACCATTTGTACTTTTGCATGGCTACCAACAGGACTTTCACAGAATTTTTCTAGGACCTGCATCAAAGCCTTAGTTGTATATGATGACATCTTTAATGTATGGTTTGTCTATTGATACCGGTTAGGTGTTCAAATATTTCTAATTGTTCTGGATTCATAGATTGCAATATAGGCAGTATATGCTCCGTTCTAAAAAAATGAACATCTTGTTTTTGTAGAATTTCCATTGCTTCTTTAAGTTGTTCTTGAAACTCTTCTTCTTCTTTTTTGTTTTTGAATGTCATAGTATTCATATTATAACTTACCTCTTTTCTTTCAAGTGTGAAGTGAGAGCAAAAAGACAATGTAGTTTAGGAGGAACATAGTAAGAAAGACCCTCACTTCGAGTAAATCAATATCACAATTTACTTGCTTTTACAATATATATTTTCTATAAGAGGGTATGGGTTTACCTAAAGTATTAACAGAACAACAAACAAAATTTGCAACACTGCTAGTTACAAATGAAGGACGTAAGTCTCCAACTGAATGTGCTATCGAAGCTGGTTATGCAGAAGGCTCTGCACATGTAAGAGCTTCGGAGCTGCGCAACCCTAGGAAGTTTCCTTTGGTTGTTAAATATATTGATGAGATTAGATCAGAACTACAAGAAAAATATAGAGTAGATTATGGTTCTCATATCACAGAATTAGCTAGACTTCGAGAAGAAGCTAGAGAGAAAGGTGCTTGGTCTGCAGCGATCAATGCAGAAGTAGCTAGAGGTAAAGCTGCCGGCCTATACATAGAACAAAAGATTATTAAGCATGGTAAACTAGAAGACCTTAGTGAAAGAGAATTAGAAGCTAGATTGTCTGAGATTATAGAGGATAATAAATTATTGTTAGAACATGAGGACGTAGAAAGTTTAAAAGATAAGGTTAAAAAACCTACAGAATTAAAAATTGTAGAACCAATAGAAGATTAAATTTTTCTTATACTTTTAATGCAACCTCTAGGAAATACATTTCTATCTCCAAAAGTATATCCTTCTTCATCATTATAGTAATACGTTGCAAAAGTAATGACCCTGTCATTATCTTCATAAAAAAGATATCCTTCTGTTGTAGCCACCTGTGGTTCCATTTTTCTTATAGTATCTTCAGAACCCCAGCCTGTCTCTCCTGATATGTCCAACCATTCAACTCTATATTTCTTCCAAGGGAATTTCTTAAACATAATCTCACTATAAGGGAGAATTTAGGTAAATCAAATTTCAAATTAGTAAAATAAAAAACCTCTTCACGCCAAGCTAGGAGATTGAAAAGTATTGAAAAATATAGCTTTTTTGAAATCTACTCTACCACGTCTACCACGGCCGTGGTAGACCAAAATCGTGCTATTATTATTGAAAAATAAGGTGTTTTCTCACTCTACCACCACTACCGGGGGTTGGGACCATATTTTTTTTTTTAAAAAAATGTTTTCCTAAATCTCCCCTTACCACGGCCCACGATCCACGTGTCAAGAGCCGGGAAAAAAGGTTTTCCCGTACTTGACAACGGTTCAATTATAGTGTTCTGCGGATAAAGTTAGGAAGCTTGCCTTCTTCTTTCCAAGAAACATAAGCAGCTTTCCAATCATTTTTATATTCAGCCTGTAGAAATGCTTTCATAGCATTATCAACGTCGGGTTCTAAGGTAAAAAAGTTACCTAAAGCTTTTAATAGTTTAGTCATTGTAATTTCCTTTCATGGCCCATGTTCTATCAAAAAGTCAAGAGAAAAGAATTGCTGATTTTTAACACCAGGTATGCTAAACTACGCATAGAAAGGCGATAGGCATTAAAACAGGAAGGTAATTTCGTGTATAATGGTAATACAATTTATAGAAGTCTAGTCAATTTTTAACAACAGTATTCACTCTGTCGTCTTTCGACTATAAAAGGTCTTCTATTAATCCGGCTTGAACACAACTAAAATTTAATTCGGCCCCTGTGTCAGCCAAATCTGTCGCCACTAATTGATAATATTCGTTGCAACTTTCGTAGGTAGGATGAACGACTTCAGAGGCCATGCGAACACATTTGTAATCAACACCTTGGCCTAGACACACCCAACCCACCAAAAAAAATTTAAGCATTACGCTCGATCGTAGAGAGGACGATCAATCATACCACCTTTGGCGTTTAAAGTTCTGTTTTTATCTGACATATCTGCAAGATCTTCTTGCGTTAAACCTTCAAATTCAGAATAACTAGATGCCATGTCATCAGCTTCTTGATCAGATATTTCAGTGTCATCAAAATCACCTAGAATTTTACCAGAAACAATTTCTAATTGATCTTCATCACCTTCAAATCCTCGACGTTTTAAAGCTTCTTTGATCTTTTCTTGATTAATACGACCAAAATATTGACGTTTCTTTTCTTGTCTCTCTCCAATAGCTTCTTCTGCTTCTTCAGAAGTGTAATCTTTATCGTCTTCTTTTTCTTCTTTAGCCTTGAGTATTTGTGTCAAAGGAGAAGAGCTAAAGGTTTGCATTAAACCTTTCAACATTTCTGGATTAGATTGTGTAATACCACCACCAATAAGAAGTGGTCCTAGAAGTTTAGGTGCTACTGAAATTGCCATAATATTGATCGACTCTCCTTAAAAATTCATGTTTATAATGCTTCAACTGAGCACCTGATATAATAAACTCCTGATAATAATTGTCAACGGAACACATCATAATCATCGCCTTGTCAATAGAGGTCCCATAAATATAGTCATGCGCCATAGCGTAAGCCGATAGCTGCATAAAATAATCCTCGATCCACTCTTCACGTTTGGGTTTATTCGTCTGTTTGAAGTCAATGATTGTGATCTCACCGTCGTGTTTCGCGACCAAATCAGCACTACCGGCATACAATCCAGGGTAATACATCAGGGCCTCGATACCGTAATACCCCTCTAGACGGTCCTTTAAACCATTTTTTATGATCTGTGTTGCCATGCTATGAGCATTTTGACCAATCGGAGTCAAATCTAAGTGCTGTTGACCGGATACCCACCCTTCAATGATATGGTGCATCGACGTTCCGCGTTTCGAGGCGTCCGCTACAATCTTCTTGGCCTTCTCTTCGCCAATTCTTTTCCGCCATTCTTTCAAAAACGATTTGTCTTTTGTCTCTCCTAGTATGGTTGTGACACTCGCCAACGCTATCTGATCTTTGACATCATAGGTCCGGCCTTTACCTTCCATGTCGCTTCGAACAAACGACGTCGGATAATAAAATTCATTAATCTTTTCCATCTATCTCCTTCCAGGGAATATACCGGAGGCGTACTCCCATTTCTTTTTGTTCTTCGGATAGCGCACGATAAATACGTCCACCTTCATCATGCGTTCCCGATTTTGTTTTCCGAGTGCTTTCGGTTTTAACATCTACTAAAAAACTATTTCCCTTGTCATCCGTGACAACAAGATCAAAAGGACACAAAGGGTCCAATGACAAAGAAACATAAAAACCATTCTTGGTATATTCTGCAGCTGCTATTAACTCCGAACTAATGCCTTTAATCGATTTTAGATTAGTGGCCATGCTTCAACTCTTGTGATAAGTAAGACGGTAATCATCACCAACGATACTTTCATGTAATACAGGTCGCTCAACTTTGATATGTCCTTTCCCATTACAACGAGAACATTTCAACACAACGCTCTCGTTCTTATTCCTTCTTGTTTCTATGTAGCCTAGTCCTTGGCATTCACCACATTTGAATTTAGTTTTTGCCATTTTTCTTTTTAGTTTCTTTGCGAGCTAGATATTCAATAGTCTTTGATATTGTCAAAGGCGCTTCAAATATTTCTTTGCTTAGATCAACTAAAATTTTGTACGTCTCATTTGGTACGGATACCGATTTATATTTTTGTGTGTCTGGCATTCTTCTTCTCCTTCATTAATGATAATATGATATTGCCTGCTTCTTGTTCTGTATTGGCAAAACTAAAATCACCAATCTCATGTTTGATTACAACGTTCAAAAATTCTGCAAGAGTCTTGCCTTTCATTTCTGCTACACGTTCTAATTGTTTGTCTATTACGTACATCTTGTACCTTCTTTCTATTTATTATTATATGGGATAATATACTACAAAATAGAGAGTTGACAAAGAAAAAAATATAATAAAAAATGAAGGTTCTTCTTCACTTTTGTTGCTCGTCCTATCGTCCGATAGGGCGGGCCCTCTTTACAGGTTACTTTCTATATCTTTTTGTAAATCGTGAATTTCTAAGGCAATACGATTAAGATCATCGATTAATTCTTGGCTTCTGTTAGAGGCATCACCTTGATATTTTTTTCGTATGTTTTTAACAACACGGTGTAAAACTTTTAATTGACGTAAGTATAATTCTTCTCTCATTATTTACTCTCTTTCAAATTATAAAAATAGTTAGTGTCATCACCCGCGGTCCACTTACTTTCAGTCTCGACATTATATTCGATAGTAGAAACTTTGAAGTCAGGTGTCTTTAATTCTGCCGGTGTCAGTGATTTATCAAAGAACAAACAACGATTATTTGGTTGAGCTGCGAAATGTTTATTGTCTAATCCTAATATATTAAACGACTTGTGTTCTTCTGGCATTTCTGAATATCCACTGTTCATTGTATTGGCATCAGAATGACAATTATCAATTGTAAATAAATACTCTCCGGCGTGCCAGGATTTTGAAGGCGCTAAGTATTTTGCCTTACAGCCCGCGATGCTCGATTTACTAATCACTGTTAAATGATAACTAAAAGCATCCCATAGTTCTAATTCTTCTAAAGGTAAATCTAATTCTGTGGGTTCTGATACAAAAGCAGAGATAGGAAGCTTATCATAGAGTGCTCCATACTCTGGTAGATATGTTTCAAAATATAATGCTCGACCTTCAATAGATTTACAGGTCACCCAAATACCTTCAACAAATTCACCATGACCTTTTTGATGATCATAGAGATATTGTTTTTTTACAAAAACTTTAGTGGGTGGTACGTTCGCTACTAGAAAGCTCATTATGGTCCTCCTTGGGTAAATATACTTCTACAAAACTTTTACAATTAGGACAGCTTAAATTTGTCACAATAAGATACTCTTCATCTTCTTCGCCAATATCATGATCTCCACCCCATATTAATTGTGTATTACAATGCCAACAGTTCATTTTATATCTCCCCAACTCTGTCCTTTTTCATAGTCAACTTTGTTAGGGACTTCGAGTTTAACAGCTTCTTCCATAACCTCAATTATTTTCTGAGCCTGTTCTGGGTTTTCTACAGAAACATCCAATTCATCATGTATTTGAATCATAGGAATAATCCCTTCTCGATACAATTTGACCATAGCAATCTTCGTCATATCAGCAGCACTACCTTGAATGAGTTTGTTTAAAGCCTTGTAAGTAAATGCTCTTTTAATCCCCGGTCCATGTTCCGCTAGTGCGTCTGCGTGAGCCAATGGTTTATGAATACCAAAGCTAGCCGGCTCCCATAAATCAAAATGACAAACACGACCACCAATAGTGCGAATACGTCCTCGTTCTTGGGCTCTACGTGATACAGCATCAATCAACTGTTTCACGAATGGAGCTCGCTCATGATATTTTTTTAACAGTTTCTCTGCTTGTTCGACTAACAATCCTAGTTCTGCCATGAGTTTATTCTTACCCATGCCATACATCAAACCTAAGTTAATTGTCTTGGCATCTTTTCTATCAATGTCAGCCATCTCTGCTACTGCTTGATGGAAGTCTGCATCACCTTCACGATACGCGTCCACAATATCACTAACACCTTGTAGCTGTGATAGAGCTGCGTAATGAACCACGATCCTCGGTTCTTGTTGAGAATAATCGAAAGCACCCCATATACAGTTCTCTTCTGGTAAAAATAAACTACGAATTAACGGACCAATCTTCTTACTTCGAGCGGGGATTTGCTGAAGATTGGGATTGGAATAAGAAAATCGGCCCGTTACCGTTCCACCGTCATCAGATCGTATTTGATTGATGTCCGCATGAATTCTTCCTTTGTGCTCATGTTCTAAAATTGTATCAATAAAAGTTGTATGTGCTTTGTTTATTTCTCTCGCCTGAGCAATGGCTTGTGCAATTTCATTAGGATGTTGTGATAAAAAGTTCTTGGTAAAACTAGGAGCTCCTGTAGCTGTTTGATCATAGGGTAATTTGAGTTTGTCAAAAACTTTAGCTATTGATGTAGCTGCCCATATCTCTACATTCATTCCTGTTTCTTTTTTTATTTTTTGTAAGAATTGTTTTTCTTCTTTGACTAAATCTTTTTTTACAATGTGAGCTTTCTCCAGGTCTACTCGTACTCCTTGAAATCTCATATCAACTAAACAAGGAAATAGTTCTGTTTCTACATTAAAAATATCCCATAAATCTTGCGATGTAATCTCTTGTTGTAATCGCTCCCATAGTTTCAATGTCGCTACGGCGTCTTGTTCAGCATACTCTCCGACATGCATCGCCGGTAATCGCCACATTTCTTTTTTAGGATTGATACCCCATTCTTTTGCAGCTTCAAATAATATCTTTTCATTTTTACCTACACCAACATATTCTCTGGCTAGAGAGTTCAAGTTATATCTCAGTCTATTCTCATTGACTAAAGACCCTGCTATCATGGTGTCAACAATACGTCCATTAATCTGTAAACCATAGGCACGTATCCATGATACGTCATACATAGCATTGTGAAATATTTTTGTAGCCGGAGTTTTCAAAACATCTTTGAACCAATCCATAACAATTTTTTTGTCAATGTTACCACCACCTTCATGGCCAATAGGAAAGTATCCCGACCAACCTTCAACAGCTACAGCAATACCGACAATCTCTCCGTCATCACGAACGCTCCCCGATCCACGGGTCGTTAGATTTGGATCTCTTGTCTCTAAGTCAATCGCAATCTCTTTGGCTTGTGATAAATCTTTTAGTTCATCCGGTGGTGTCCACTCCGTTTGTGGAGAAAACATGGGTATCTGTAAACTATTTTTTGTCAAAATATCGTTCTTTCAAATTATCTAAATGAGATTGGTTCATTGCTTTATTAATATCTTGATGCAAAACCGTCAAAGAACCTATAGGTAATTCTACAGGAAAATGTTTATTTTTATAAAACTTATCAACTTCTTTATCTGTTAGAGAAACTAATAGTTTTTTATCTTGATATATTATTCTCATAGTGAATAGGACCTTTCATAATTTTTAGGACTGACAATGTGTAGTTCTTTTTTTGCTCTCGTCGTTGCAACATAAAATAATCTGTGAAGTTCATCTGGACTTTTATCACTTTGATCTAATGCAGCTTTGGTTAAATCAGGTAACACTAAAACTTTATCAGCTTCACCACCTTTAGCTCCATGTATCGTAGATAATAAAATTCTAGGATTACGATTTATCTTTTCCCCGTTTGCTCTCATATTTCTAACGTAGTTCTCTGTCATTGTATCTAATTTATCAAAACTTTCAAACCATACTTTGTCTGATAATAGGCCATGTTCTTCTTGACATTGTGATAAATAATACTTTGTGTTAGAATGTAATGTTTTACCATCACGAAACCCTGGAGCAACATTCGCACCTAAATAAGAATAGATACTTTTAATTTCTAAATTTGTTAAAAGTTCTTTCTTTCTCCATGACTCCCAATTTGATATTGCCAGCAATAATTCTAGTGATATAGAATTTTTTCCTCGATGTTGATAATACCAACCTTGTAATTCACATAACTCTTTAACATCATCTAAAAAATAATGTGCGGTTGATAATACCAACCATTGTCCTTCACTCATGTCAACCTGTGTGACATCACTATGATATTTTAATACACCTGTTTCTTCTCTGGGTTTGTAAACTTTATCGTATCGATTAGAAACGTTTGCAATAATTCTTTGTGATAGTTCATGAATAGGTCCACCAGGTATCCTGTAAGATTGTTCTAAAACTTTTATCTCATCGACTTCTTCTTTCAATGCAATGAAGTGATCAATGTCTGCTCCAGCCCACTGAAAGATTGCTTGATCATCATCCCCTGCTATATAAGTTTTCTTTGATTTGTTCCACATCGTGCGAACCATTTGCCATTGCAAATAAGATAAGTCTTGTGCTTCATCAATAAACAAAACATCAAACTCTGGTGACATATCCTTATCAATAAAATCCAATAGTAAGTCTGTAAAATCTTTCATGTTTCTTTCTTGTTTGTATCGAGATAATTCTTTGTCAATCAAATACAAAGTGTCTCTTTCAATATCTAAAAGATGTTCGTTTCGATCGTATTGTTCGAGTACAGAAATGCCTTTAACCTTAGCTTTTTCAATGGTTTTGAGATACTCATTGTCAGAATTAAAGATACCGTCTTCATCAGAATATGCTGCAGCTTTGATAGGAATACCACACTTCATACCAAAGTCTCTGTAGTCCTGTGGCCTCATCATTCCTTCTTTTGTTGCTGCTAAAAATCGAAAAGCAAACGAATGAAGAGTACGAAAGAAAATTAAATCTTCTTTTTCATCAAGATTAAATTTGTCGACAGCTCTTTGCTTTGCTTCATTAGCCGCTTTTTTGGTAAAAGAAAAATATCCTATTCTTTTTGGTCGAACACCTTGTTGAATAAACTGATCTACCAAGTTTAGTAAAGTTGTTGTCTTACCTGTTCCTGGTGGTCCTAGTATTATCGTTTTCACCTTTTTCTCACTTTTCTATCATAGTGCTCCTTGTTATAACATTTGATGCAATAGTGTTCGTCAACTTTTGTTTTTCTTCCAGGTTGAAGAACATTCTCAATAGTAATAACCATTGAGCGAGAATATTTTCTATCACACTCTATACATCTAATAATGGTCGTCTGCATACTTCACTCCGGATATACTAGGTTCTGATTTCTTCATTGCTTTTATTTTAACAATACGAGGTGTTTGATTTTTCAAAGTCATACGAACTTCTTCTACAAATACCCCTGCTTGTTTTAATAAATTACCTGTCTTGGTTTTATCTAACTCCCAATTATTTCTTTTTGCAAAATTGTAAAAGTCTTCCAATCTAAAATGACTATGATTATCATCGGTCCACGACATTTTGTTCAGCATGTCTTCTTTGGTTCTTGCAGCTGGACGGTTCACTGTAAAGTCATACAATAAATTTTCTAATTGATTGTCATGATTTAATGACTCCAAAGGTTTTATCTCTTGTAGATTTTCTAATAACTCTTTGAGTATGACCTGTCTCCAATCTCTTGGTTGTACGCCTGCAACAACAATGTTCGCTTGATCTAAACAACATAATGCAAACATATTAGGGTTATGTAATTCTTCTGATTTTAATTTAATAACTTTACTGTCGACTTCTAAAAACCATTCTGGTGGATTAGAAGTTATCTTTGTTAAATTTTTTAGTTCTGGTAATTGTTCATCCTCAAAACCAACACCATGTTTTTTTGTTTTACATAAACCCGATTGACAAACAGAATTAATTGGTGCGTCTTTACATCGATATTTGTCATAACCTTTTCGTTCTAAAGATTTGATGACACCTAAAACTTCTGCAGCTTTGAGTTGTGGTGTTACGTATTGTTGGTTTGCTTCTTCTAATAAATCTTTCCAATTATCTGGATCAACTTTTTTGTAGAACACTCCAATATTGAATAAAGCATTGTTTCTACTACCTTCTCCAAAGCCTTCTTCTGCTAATTTATTAAGACAAGGAGGCCCGTCTTCAAACACTTCTTTAATTTTAGGTTTGACAATTTTTATTTCATCTAATGAAACCTCGGTCAGCGATACACGATCATACAGTTCAATAAACTCTTCGAGTTGTAGTGCGTCTCCATTTTCATTCAAAGCGTATCGCATGCTTTTGATACCACCGTGATACGGTAGATTTAAAAAACTACCTAAGTGTCCTTCTTTGACTAACACTTCATCTTGTTTCGGAAATATTTCTGATGATTGATAACCTAGTAGATCAGCAATCGCTTTGAGTTTTATTCTCATCAGCTTCGCTGATACAAACTCTTTTACAAATAAAAATACATGTGCTCCACCAGACTTTGATCGAAACACGACCATCGGTAGATTATGTTTTTGAATTTTTTGAATTAATTTTTTATGGTCTAAATTATAAATATCAATATCAATACAGCCCCACTTACACTGATTGTTTTCGTTAATAGGTATAATACCTAGCGCCGGTGGTTCACCGTCTAAATGTTTTTGCCATAATTCATCGGTAACGATCTTTCTTTCAAATCCCGATTTTACTTTTTCTTTTCCACGGTCATCACGTTCACCTGTTTTGTATGTATAACCATGAGCTTCATTGAAGCCTTGAAATATTTCTTTAAATCTTTCTCGCATATTATCCCCTATGTTAGTGGGGCCCTAAGACCCCACTGTTGAGCGACCCTAAAAGGGAACTTTGTCTTCTGTTTCTTCACCGCCGTGTTTCGCTTGTACATCTCCTTTAGAGACACTTTCAGCAAAACTTTTTGCTTGTTCATAGATTGACATGTCTTGAACAGGTCCAACCTTACCAACTGACCATGTAGACCATGTACCTTTTTTGTTGGACATCTCTACTGTTTTAAGTTGATACAAGTGACTAAACATCGGTGGTGTAAACTTCCCGTTTGTTCCTTGAAGTTTGATACCACTAATCATGGAGTTCCATTGTCTACTTGTTTTAAGACTAGTGGACTTCATCGTAATCAAAGCAGTTTCTGCGCTTCCATCATCACTACATACCATGACATAATATGATGCAGTGTTTTCTAAATAGTTACCATTTGGTAATCTATCTTTACCCATTGCATCTCTGTTGGCTGTATTGATGACATCAGAATTAGCAGGATGAACAGCTATGGGAGCACCAGGTCCTTCACCTCTATCGGACCATTCGATATACTCTCTTTTATAATAACAAGGTACCACTGTGATACCTTTGTCACCATTATACAGTTCTTTGGAAACTGTATTAAAGAGCATACCAGGTTCTGCACCTTCCACATACTCAGCCTTAGATTTCTTAACTTGCGGAGATAAATCACCTAAGATTCTTATGAAAGGTAGAGCTAAGTCATCGCCCCCCATTTGTTCCATGCCTTTGTGGGCATCGCTTTCAAACATACTTGCCATTGGCAAGTTGTCTTTTTTTACGTCTACGCTATTCGCGGTCTTCGTTTCTTGTTTCATGTTTCTCGTTCCTTTATTTTTTACGGGTTATTTTAGTTTCATCTTTAATATAAATATTAAAGAGATCAGAGGGCATGTCCAACCCGTTTTGAACACGCTCTCTGAATAACGCTCTCAATGTGGATGGTTCAACCTTTTGAGATTGTTCGGGTTCATATCCACTTGATGCGGCAAGACCTAGAAATTCTTCGGCCTTGTTATCCTCGCCGGTGCCGAAGCTCACAGCAACATTGTTTTTAATAATGTCACCTAAGCCTTCCTTGCGAAGCCATTCATGCGCCTTTTCTTTAAGTTCTGAATCAGCCTTGACAGTGCAGCTAAATTTTTTCTTAACCTCCACTTTACTTCCGTCAAGCATATTCAAAGACGCTAAACCTTGTTCTGATAAAAGATTAGGAATTACTTCCGAACTAATAACATCTCTTCTGTTTTCAAGACTTTTAAGTTCTGCTTCTTTATCAGATATTAATTTATCTAAATCCAACATCTCTTGACACTTTGATGCCAACTGTTGAATGTTATCTGTGTTCGATGCAAAAGACTCTTGGTCTTTTTCCATCTCTTTCATAAGATCGCTCATTGCTTTATCCTTTCTTGTATAAGTCAATACTTAATGGATAATATTTAAACTCTCTTTTATCCCATTTCAAGAGATTAAATTTACCCGTAGTGATATCACTGACAATAGCTGTTGATAAGCCAATAACAGCAGGATCACCGGTGCACAGAATATAATCCTGGGCACGAAAGTCCTGTAAGTTTTTTCTCATTTTAAAAACAAAAGGACCTGTACTAAAAACTATTTGCGATAGCTGCGGTAAGCAGATAACTAAATAGCCGAAGTTAGACGCACTAAGAATATTGATATTCTCAGGGGGATGCTGAAGAACGTACACAAAAGTCTCTTCAGGGTTGTCTTTTTTAAATTTCAAAAACTCTTCTAAGCTTTTGGGTTTATATAATTCAAATATTTTATTCTTCATTTTATTCTTCCTTCTTGACAATTAAGATAGTGATGATTATATTTTTGTCAAGAAAGAATTTTACTATGATTGAACATTATAAATTTAAGACAAAGCCATACGAACATCAATTGAAAGCTTTGCAACGTTCTTGGGACCAAGAAACATTTGCATTATTTATGGAAATGGGTACCGGAAAATCAAAAGTATTAATAGATAATATAGCACTTTTATATGACAAAGGAGATATACAAAACGTTTTAATTATTGCACCAAAAGGTGTTTATAGAAACTGGTATGAAATAGAAGTTCCTGTTCACTTACCGGAACATATAGAACATACAACAGTTTTATGGGAACCTAGTTTAACTCAAAGTAAGTTAGCGGAGCTCGATTCTTTATCACAAAACGATGGTAAGTTAAAGATATTTATTATGAATGTAGAAGCGTTTTCTACTAATAAAGGTATTGACTTCGCAGAGAAATTTTTAAACACTACAGTTGGGCGATCACTAATAGGAATTGATGAGTCTACGACAATCAAAAATCCGACAGCCAAAAGAACCAAGAGTATTTTAAAACTTAGGGATTTAGCAAAGTATCGTAGAATTCTCACCGGATCGCCTGTTACAAAGTCTCCGCTGGATTTATATTCACAATGTTATTTTTTAGATGAATGGCATTTAGGATTTACATCTTATTATGCTTTCCGCTCACGATACGCGCACATGGTGGAACGAAACTTTGGTGGCCGTCGCGTACAAATTGTTGGGTCCTATCGAAGACTGGATGAACTATCAGAAAGCCTTGATAAGTTTTCTTATCGTGTCTTAAAAAAAGATTGTTTAGATTTACCAGAAAAAACTTTTGTCAAAAGAATAGTAGAATTAACTGATGAGCAAAAAAAATTATATGTATCCATGAAAGCTGCAGCTATGGCAGAGCTCAAAGGTAAAACAATGAGCACCATAAATGTTATTACACAGATGATGAGGCTACATCAAATTACTTGTGGTCATTTCAAAGCTGATGATGGCACTGTCACTGAGGTGAAAAGCAATCGTATGAATGAACTACTATCAATTCTAGAAGAAACAGAAGGTAAAGTCATCATCTGGGCAAATTACGTACACGACATAGAAAAAATTGTGGAAGTCTTAAAAAAAACCTACGGAAATGACTCTACAGTTGCGTATTACGGTGCTATTGATGCAAACACACGTCAGAAGAATATTGCTCTGTATCAAGCTGAAAACGGAAATACAAGGTATTTTGTTGGAAACACACAAACCGGAGGCTATGGGATCACCTTAACCGCTGCAAACACTGTTATTTACTATTCGAACAACTATGACTTAGAAAAAAGACTACAATCAGAAGACAGAGCTCATAGAATTGGTCAAAAGAATATTGTTACCTACATAGATTTGATTTCAGAAAAAACTATTGACGAAAGAATCGTCAAAGCATTACGCAACAAGATAGATATTGCTAATGAGATTATGGGTGAAGAGTTAGTAGACTGGATTAAATAGCCGACGCGTATTCTGTTTTGCCTTGTTTGTTTTTAAAAGCAATTAAATACTGACCACGGTT